ATAGTAAAAAAAATAAAAGCAAAAAATCTGTGTAATGCTTTGTATGAAAGCTCCTTTTAAATATAAAACAACTTTTTCGCAGAGCTCGCTAGCTTCGCTTGAAATTGAGTCTGAAGAAGGTATCTCAACTGCTTCGCTAAAACCTCTTTTGCCCCTTATCCCTGAAAATGTAAATCTTGAAAGAAATCTAGATTTGCTGGGTGTTGCTTTTAATGCTGCGGTTGCAAACAAATTTAATAACAATGGTGATGGAATTGAAACAGCGACAGCTGTAGCCATTAAAGATTATTTTATACATAAACCTGCGAATCTCGAACACAATAGAGAGAACATAGTAGGCCATATTGTAAATGCTGGATTATCTGAATACAATTCTCAATCTGGTAACTTGCTTGATGAGAAGGAAGTCGCTGGAACAAACGAGGCATTTAATATAGCTTTAGCGGCAGTAGTTTATAAAATAGCTAATCCTTCATTCGCTCAGTTAGTAGAAGATAGCGGAGACGAAGACTCCGATAACTATCAAGTAGTTTCTGCTAGTTGGGAACTTGGCTTCAATAAATATTACATTGCGTTAGGCAGTGATGACCTTAAGGAAGCTGAACTTATTACGGATGAAAATCAAATTAAAGAATTTTCGCAATACTTAATTACTCAAGGAGGAGTAGGTAAAACTGAAGACGGAGTAAAAGTAAGTAGGTTGGTAATCGGCGATGTTTACCCTTTAGGGATTGGTTTTACCGCCAAACCAGCCGCTGATGTCAAGGGCGTAATTCATTATAACGATGATGACGAAGGAGATCAAAATAGCTTGGCATCGTATCCAAAAACAGAAAAAATAGAAATTAATAAGACCTTTTTAAACCCTTTTTTACAAAAAGAATATAAAAAAATTTCCCAGAATAATAAAAAAGGGGTAATCTTACAAGATAACACAAAATTTAACATTATGGAATCACAAGAATTAATTCAAGAATTCAAATCTGCATTAGCCGAACATAAGTTCGATAAAGAAGCTGTCGCTTCTATGACAGAAACATTCACTCAAGCTATCAAGCAAAAAGATGAAGATTATTTGTCAAGCGTCGAAGCAGCAAAAAATGCCGAGGCAGAATTATTGAAGCAGCAAGAAGAGCTCAAGGCTTCTGTAGAAAAACTTCAAACCGAGCTTAAAGAAGCTCAGTCTGCAGTTGAATCTTTAGAAGCTGAGAAGACTCAAGAGCTTACCAAAGCTACCTTCAATGAAAGAATGGGTGCCCTTGATTCTGAGTACAATCTAGAAGACGAAGACAAAAAGATTGTTGCTTCAGAGTTGAATGAACTTGACGTATCTGCTGAATCATTTGCTGATTATAAGGCTAAGTTCGAAAAAGTGTGGCAGCATAAAAATAAAGCTTTCATTGAAGAGCAGGAAAAAGCTTTTCAAGAAAAACTAAACGAAGCTGTTGAAGCTAAATTAAAAGAAGTTCAAACCAGTGAAGCATCAGAAGTTCAATCAACTGAAGAAGTAACACCTGAAGAAGTTCTTGATAACGCCGAAGCTTCTAATGTAGAAATTTCAAATTCAAGCGAAACATTGTCTGAAGAGCCAGAAACTCTTACTGAGAGATTCCAAAAAGCTTTTAAAGACAATGTAGTCGTAAAATACTAATTTAATAAAGGAAATCAAAAATGGGACTAAGAATATTACCATTCAGACAGTACGACGAAAATGATGTTGTTAATCTTTTTGCTGCTAAAAGCGGCCAGGAGGTTGATAAACTCGATGATGCCCTTAGCACTGCAAAAGTGCATGGCGGAGTTTTCGTTCAAGTTGAAGTCGGAGACCTAAATAACGATCCAATTGAATATGGAACTGATTCCTACTTGGGCAAAACAAATTATCCCCATATAGGAGCCAATCAATATCCAACTGTTCCGCATAAGGTCAAACTCGCAGATGGATCCTCTAAAGCATTAGGGATCACTCTTAACCAAGTAGCTAAAGCTGACGAGAATGGAGAGAAGCTTCTCTATTATCCTCAAAAAGCTTTGGAAAATCACGCAGTACTTCCTGGTCAAGCAGTACCTGTAGCTCGTAAGGGTATTTTTACTCTTCACGAATCTGCATTTGATGTTGCTGATTGGGCCACAGATGCCGCTATCGGAAATACGCTTCTCGTTGCTAGCAACGGACAAGTTTCTGGGCAGGCTGCAGCAGACTTAGATGGCGTAGGCACTGTTCTCGCTACTGGATCTCGCACAGAATCTGTTGGTTCCCTTAACGGAAATTACGCAATTTGTGCAATTGAGTGCTAAACTAAAGGAGAAATTACGAAAATGAATATTACATTAAAAAGAACAGAAGAGCAAGTTGAACTCGTAAAAGCAATGGCTTCGAAAAATCGCGAAACCGCATATGAGGCTCAAGCAGCTCTAGCAGCTTTCTTGGCTCCAGTGTTGGCAGAAGTGATTAACAATGCTCCTACTTTGAGCAACTTGTTTCAAACTTTATCTTTCGATGCAGATGATAATCCAAGTATTCCATTGGATCTTTACTATGACGTAGAGGATGAAGATTACATCCAGGTTTACAGCCAGTCTGTACCAGGTGGTCTTCCAACTAGTCAAGTACAACCTAGCTTCAGCGAAATGAAGGTAACTACTTACAGTCTTGATAGCGCAGTATCTTTCGATAAGAAATATGCAGCAAAATCTCGTCTTGATGTAGTTGGTAAAACCTTTACTCGTGTTGCTCAAGAGCTTTTGCTCAAGCAAGAGCGTACTTCGGCTAACTTGATCATGGGAGCTTTGAAAAAAGCTACCACCAATACTCAATCTCACGTTATTGATTGTTCTGTAACCAGCAGAGTTATGCTTGACGATTTTAATCGCCTTATGACTCTCGCTAAAAGAATCAACACTTCTTACAGTGGCGGAACTCCAACTGATCGCAGAAGTGGAGTCACAGATCTTATTTGTTCACCAGAAGTAGTACAAGAGCTTCGCTCCTTGGCCTACAATCCAGTGAATACAAGAAGTGCTTCTGGAGCTGCTGCGCAAGCAGGTAATCCTCCGATTGCTGCTACTGACAACATGCGTGAAAGCATTTATAACAATGCTGGAATTCCTGAGTTCTACGGTGTTTCCATTATGGAAATCAATGAGCTTGGTGTTGGTCAAAAATACAACAAGATTTATAGCACAATTTCTGGTTCTGCCTTGAGTGGCACAGAAGAAATTATTCTTGGTCTTGACCGTAGCCGTGACTCTCTCATGAGAGTTCTTTCTCGCGATTCCGAGAGTGGCGCTGAAATGAGTCTTGTTGCAGACGATCAGTACAGTGTTCGTCAGCAAAAAATCGGATACTATGGATCCCTTGAAGAAGGACGCGTCATCCTTGATGATCGCGCTCTTTACGGATTAGTAGCTGATAACCTCAGCGGAATTTAATTCCCCAAAACTTAACCCCCAACCAAAGAAGCTCGCTACGGCGAGCTTTTTTGTTTTCTATTAAGCTTGAAAAAAGTGTATATTCCTATTATAATACAAAGGAAAGGTAAAAGGTATGAAAAAAACAAACACAAAGAAGAGTTCCCCAAAAACTCAATCGAAAGCTTCTAAAAAGCCAAAGAAAAATTTAATTCAAGAATTAGAATCAATGGAGCAAACTACAGGTAAAGAATATATTCAAAAGACAAAAGAACTAGAAGATATTCTTGGAGTAAAAGAAGTTAATCCATTTAAAACGGCAAACGCAAGTGTATTTCAAGAAAACTTATCAGAAATGACTCTTGTAGACATGCAATCATTAGCCGTAAGGGTTGGTGTTATGCCTTCTTCTAATCGCACAAATTTAAAAAAAAGATTAATGAAAGAATTTGAGCACAGAAATAAATCTAGAACAATTATCGGGGCAGCTGATTCTAGGCAGGTTGGACTAAATACAGATAGTCCTGACTTTCAAGAGGTGTCTAAAATTTTAAGAGAGGGAATGTAAGTTGAGCAATATAAGTGATTTAGCCCAAGAAATATTTGATCATGAATTTGATTCAGATGCAGATGTAGTAGCTCTTTCTTCTATATCTGGATGGCTAGATTCACACATAGGCAATTTAAATACAATGATACACACGTCGTTTGATGTCGTGGGTGGGGAGATCGAGCCTCAAGCGGATTTTAAAAATGAAGAGCAGGCTATATATCGAGCGATGTACCTTAAAGGCTTTTATTCTTCTATGTCAAGAAAGACTTTACAGGGAGCCGTCAAATCAAGTGATTTCATACAAATAAGAGATTCTGACGGGTCGATGATCGTAAGGCCTAATAAGAATACTGCAGCAGGCGCTTATAGGGCTTTGGGTAGCGGGTACGATCAAGAGCTCAAAGAGCTCGTAAACGCTTATTTATCTTTCGAGAGCAAGCCTATTCAAGTCGCAGGTAATGATGCTCCTTCTAGTCAATAAGTGTAACTTAGAATGTGGATAGAACATACAACACCAGCCTGCAAGGCCTTACAAGTATTTGGCCAAAAAGAAACGGTCAGTACCTAGCTCCTGATTACGGTTATTCAGCTTCATATGAAGGCGCTATCCGCATGTTTAGTTACGGGGATGGTTTTTATGCTATTTCGCCTAAAGGCATAAACAATGTAACATTTTCTTTATCTTTAAATTATAGCAATTTACACGATACAGAAGCTAGGCAAATTATAGATTTTTTAGAGACTTCTAAAGGGATTGACTTTCCCTTTGTACCTCCAGACCCATTTTGCAAGAGAAATATATTTAGATGCGCAGGATTCTCTCATACTTTTAATAAAGAGAATTTAAATAATATATCTATTAATTTAAAAACAAACAAGCAGAGTTCTTTAAATATAGAGTCTGCCATTCCTGGATCTTCAGAAACGTTATTGAATGCACCTCGAGCTACAGAATCGCATACCATGTATTTATCAATTAATTCTGACGACGAGTCCAACTTTTTACCATCAGCTGGCGCAGAACATTATAAAAATTATGCTGATTACTGTAAAATAGGCTATAAAGAATACTTAAGAAGTATATTCACTTTTGAAGAAATGCAGAAGGTTTCAAATTATGATTTTAGTGATGGTGCGCTTAGTGTTCCCTGGCATAAAATGGGGCTCATAGAGCGAACCGTTATAGATAGTTATGGAATGCCTGATAGCACTCATGATGTTAGATCAATACATTCTGGTTATTATGATCCTCCTAGTTCGACTGATAATAACTCTAAACCTTTTGAAATAAGAGTTGTTCCTTGGACACAACCTTTTGGGTATAATACGGCTGATGACACTCTTTATGCCGCCACAACAAGCACAGTCAATGGGCTAAAGTATCTTTCGCAGTGGGCCTACCCTAAAGATATAGTGGTATTTAAGCCTGATTATAGCGAACAGACTTTTGATAAATATTATTATTGCAAGAAAAGCCATTTCGCAAGACCAACAACCAGCGCTTTTACTTCTTGGTTAGAAGGAGGAAATTTAGATACTGGCAGTGGTGCATGGGTGGATAACCACAGAATTCCAGGTAGTACCGATGAAAGGCATTGGACTAAAAACTTTTTTTGGGAACCTAGTTACGCCTCTACAATTTCTCAACAATCAAGAATACTAAGCAAGATTTACGATGGGGAAAAAGTCGAAGTTATGTCTGATGGAAAAAATGCCAATCCTTTAGTATTTGATGTTCAATTTAACAATCGTGATGACAGAGAAGCTTATGCAATTTTACATTTTCTTGAAAATCGGAAAGGCTATGTTCGTTTTAAATGGGACTCTGTTCCAGAAATGTATAATACAACAGATAGATATTTTTTATGTAATAGCTGGGCTTTTTCTAAGAGATATATAGACAATAATTCGATCAAGGCTACATTTGTAGAAGATTCTCTCGGAGCTAACCTAGGCTACTAACGGACAGACTCTTTAATAGTTACTGAGCCTTCCATAAATCCATTTTGACTAATAGATACTTCTTGAGTGTCTATTTGACCAGCAATTGAAAGGACTCTAGATATTTGTTCTCCAGGCTGATTTTCTGAACCAATGGCTCTAAGCAAAATAGTTATAGTCGCACTTCTTTTATCGTGACCTTTAAAGTCAATTACTTTGCCAATATCTTCTCCTTGGACAGTAACTTCTCGATTAATATTTCCAAGATTAACTTCAACAGGATGTTTTTTACCCACAACATAAATTGGCAGCCTTTCATAGGACTCGCTCCAGCTAATAGATATTGGATGCTCTACTCCAATTGTATTTCTGTTATAACCTACAAGTTCGGTTGTTACATGATTTTGAGTATTTAGTGGAGTGATTGTGATATTTGGTTCAGGTGGAGGTATATTTGGAGTAAAAGTTCCCCCTTCTAATTCATCAGGATTAGTGGTAGATATACTCCTGTAATCATCATTTACACTGGCTGTAGAACTTCCGTCTCTATCTGATGTCATTTTATAAATTGAAAAATCAGCAGATATGCTAGCGGGCCTATAAGGTTCTAATGTCAAATTGAATGAATTGAGATATGTTTGTCCAAAATTGAATCCCGCCAACCTTCCATATAACTCATCTGCTTCCCCAGTTTTGCTGATAATTTGATTGCTATTGCCATTAAGATAAAAATCGGTATTTAAACTAGCTGTTAATGGAGCGTCAGGAAAATATCTGTGCAGTTGAGATTGCCCTAAAGTTCTCATTGGTGGAACTGAAGCTGATACTTGCAGACCCGCACTTGTTGAATAAATATAATCACTTGCATTTGCGTTAACTGGATAATCTGGATAGTCTGCAGCGTTAGCTCTAGAGTGATAGCTCGTGCCAACCGCTCCTATATAAAGCGGTGTTTCTGTATATCTGTAGAAACTTCTTTGGTTGCTCATATTCTATATTACACTAAATTAAAAGTTAAATTCCAATAAAGGAAAAATTAAACGTGTAGTTGTTGGATCCAGCGAGATTATCGTTAATATATAAATTACTACCATTGATGAAAGCGAATGCTTCATAAGTGCCAGCCGCTGGGGCGTCACGAACGAGCCTGACGGCGTCAGCTAAAGATGCTGATCCAGCAAGTACTGGAATTTCTGCCCCGCTATATTGAAAATATCCACCAGTGTATAAGCCAGAACTCTTATGCATGCCGAAAAAGTGATAAGTTTTTGTTGAGTCAATAGAAATGCCTGAAATACCAGGCGTATTCAAATAAGTTGATATAAGCGTTCCTGAGCTTTCGTGTGTAATTGTTTTTTCCCACTTTACGACAGTAATAGCGCCTGAATTTGATGATACATACAAAAGTAAGTCTGAAGCTTTAATATTTTGCGTAGTGCCAGTATTTCTAGCTACAAGCAATAAATCATCATCATGCAATGTAGATACTGTATTTAAGTCTCTTACTTTTATACTTTCGATTGACATATTTTTTCTAATTCTTTAATTCTTTTTTCTTGATCTTTTATGCACTCTATCAATAATGGTATTATACTATTATATTTTACACTTTTAAAGCCATTTTCTTTATCTTTTACGGCTTCTGGCAAAACAAGCTCTACTTCTTGAGCAAGCACACCGTAATCTTTACCAGAATATTTTGGCTGCATTTCTTCTTTCCAGTCAAAAGATATTCCATTTATTTGTTTTATTTTATTTATCGGACTATCTATTGTCTGGATGTTTTCCTTAAGTCTTTGGTCAGAGGCGCTATAGTATGCAACAACATCATTATAACAGAGCAAGTCTCCACTGGCGTCAATTTCTACACTCTTACTTCCTGATGTATAAAAACATATACTATCCAAATCTGGACTTTGTTCTGTTGTTATATAAGTATCATTGTCTGCATCGGATATTCCTGTTAATAAGTCTGTGGTTGCGAAATCTCCCGTTTGACTTGTAGTGACAAACACACCAGTTTCTCCAGTAGTTACAAAATCTCCTGTCAAGCCAGCAGTGACAAACACACCAGTTTCTCCAGTAGTTACAAAGTCTCCCGTCAAGCCAGTAGTAACGAAGTCTCCCGTTTGGCCCGTAGTGACAAACACACCAGTTTCTCCAGTAGTTACAAAATCTCCTGTCAAGCCAGCAGTGACAAACACACCAGTTTCTCCAGTAGTTACAAAGTCTCCTGCCTCTATTCCAGTTAATACGGGAGCGCCGCTAATTGTGAGTTCTTGGCTGAAAGCTCCTATTTGTCCTGTTGTGGTGCCAAAAATTCCACTAGTTCCTTTAAAATTATATCCACTAATATCGCCTGTGGTGGAGATATCAGTCACAGATTCTACAAACATTTCTCCTGTAACATAAAGATTTCCTCCGATAGCTAAATCTCCAGTAACTCTAAAATCATGAAAAAATCCACTGACACCACTCAATTGCTCTTCTGAATATATTAAATTAGAGCTTCCATTGAATGATGAACCGCTTTTGTATTGAATTGAAAAGTCGGGCCCACTAACGGTTGCCGTGGAGTTAGAAAATGGAGACCATGCGTTATTGACGTAACCTTCAAATTGACCAAGTTCTGTATTGTATCTCATTAAGCCATTTGTTGGAGTTGGTCTTTGGGCGGATGATCCTGCAGGGAATTTAACTCCATCAGATGTAAAGATTCCTAATCCGTAATTTATCGGAACAGAAATATTTAATGGATTTATGTTAATCCCTGATTTATTTACAGTAGCAGGAGTAAGTCCATCGCAAATTATTGAGGCGGTATTATCTCCAGTGTGAACGCTAAATTTGGTGTTACCATCTAAATCTTCTATCTCTATATATTTTTTTAATTTATTTATAGATATTTTTGAAGTCCGTGCGGCGTTGGAAGTTTCGGTGCCTGATTCAGTTATGACTAAAAAATCAGTTGATTCATTTGTAAAATCATCTGAAAATGTAGGTAAACCTCTTATTTTAACATTAGCCATATATAGTATATATTACACTTTTACAATTGATCCATTTTTATAATAAAGTTTTTCTTTATCATCACTTTTATTTCGTATAATATTTTCTACATTAATATATTCAGAATCATCTACCACTATAACTTTTATTTCATCTTTATTGTGTGATTTATCTATATATTGTATGGCATCTAATCTTGGCTTTTTTGATTCAGCTGGAAATGCAAAAATAATTTGATCGTTTTTATTTATAAATAAATGTATCATCCTATTCTTCCCTTGAGTGTTGCAGATCCAAAGTTTCCATTGTATAGACTGTTAGAATTAATATTGAATCCATTTTTTCTTAATAAATACCCAGCAGCTCCTCCAGTTCCAGCGTTGCCAAATCCTACTTTCGCTAAATTCCCTCCAGGCATAGGAGCGTATAAATCTTCTAATAAAAGAGCTCCAGGAGCTCCCCCATCTACCACAGTCCCGTCATTTCCATTATTATTCCCCTGCCCGCCTTTCCCTCCAAACATGCCAGCGCCTCCACCACCACCACTATAAAGAGAGCCCGAACCTCCTCCCCCACCACCAAAGATACTGCCCCCATTATTTTCAATATGAATATCGTATTGCAAGCTAATTGCATCGCCACCATCTTTGCCATTTATATCTGTATTATAATTTAATGCGTTGCCGCCATTTCCTCCTGCTCCATAAATTAATCCTTCATTAATAATTTTAATGTAAGAGTTATTTTCCCAGCCAAAGCCCGTTTGTAATGCGGGTAAGGAACTATTTTTAGAATATACGATACCTCTATTTATAAAAATAATAGCCTCAGCCTCTGTAGTATATCCTCTAGTTTGAAATAAAATTGATCTTAAATTAACATTAGCTAATGTAGTCTGATTAATAATATGCACCGCTACAACAGACGTACTTCCTGTTTCGTCGTCACTAACTAAATTATCTCCATCATCTGTCTCTAACCAGCCATCATCAGATCTTTCAAGTAATGTAGGATAATCATCTTCCCCGTCTGCAATAAGATAATACCCAGGGTTAGCATCCATGAATTCAAATTCAGAAAATTTAAAATCTGGACTCAATGTAAATGCGCTTAACGTTTCACCAGCATCACCTATTCTCGGGAAAGATGAATTAAAGGCAAAATTAGAAACATCTCTTGTTGATATGGAGCTTGTTAAGGGTACCCCTCCAGCCTCTCCCCTTATTCTCGCTAAAGAAATTGGCGAAGATTTAGAATTTATTCTGGTCATAATAATTGAGCATAAGAGCCATAATTTGAAGGATTTGCTACTGTTCCATTATTCACCAAAATAATTTCTGAGTCTGTGGGCCAACTCGATTCTTGTAGATATAAATTTTCAATGTTGCCATTATTTGTAAACTCGTAAAAAACTCTTGTGTACGGGAATCCAAAATTTCTACAAAATTCAGCAAATAAATAAACTTCACCGCCGCTGGAGCTTTCTGATTTATGCTTTACAATAGTTTCGTCCCCTACTTTATCGTCAGTTCTTAACGCTCTGCCATCGTCATCTGTGATTAAAAAAGCTCCTGTATCTTTTATTCTGCTAGAATGGGCTTGCGATCCGTCTTCAAGTTCAGAAATTAAAAAATTATTATCATCATATCCGTCAAAGCTATAGAATTCCGAAAATTTAATCTTTGGAGTTTGGCCATACTCATCTACAAAATTAGGAGCATTAACATCTCCGACTTTATATTGATCCGCTAATTTTTTTCGTATAAATTTGTCTTGTTCAGATAGTTGCCCAAGCCCATAAGAACTTTCGCCTATAATTTCGCTGAAAGAAATTGGACCTGAAGGCGGAAGTGTCATTTTATTTGCTTGCTTAAACTGTCAATTTGTTTTTGTTGGTCTTTTATAGCTTCAATTAAAAGACCAATAATATTTTGGTACGCTACAGCTTTCTTGCCTTCAGGCAAATCTTTTACTACCTCAGGGATTACCTCTTCCACTTCTTGAGCAATTAAACCCATATGAACCTTTTCTTTATCTTCAGAATCATTCCTTGTATAGAGTCGCCCGTTTAATCTTTTAACTTTTTGAATAGCGTGAGGAATTGGCCGAATATTGTCTTTAACAGAAACGTCGGAAAACGCAACAATATCATTAGACGCATAAATAGATGTGCTTTGTACTGTATTATGGACCTCAAGAGCTGCTAGAGTATTGTTTCCGATAGATACAGATTCGATATCTGTTCCCCCGTTTTGGCCTATAGAAACGTGATTATTAAAGCCGACATTTTCATCAAAAACTTTTGCGGCTGTAATATCTTGAGCGTCTGCCACGGTTACGAAATTGCCTCCTAGATTATTTAATGCCTGCGTGTTACTATTGACATCTGAAATAATTGAAGACAAAATATCTCCAGTTCCTCCAACTGTAATATCGTTTGTTGTAGTGAGATCTGCTGAGACGACATCTGCGACATCTATTGTAGATAAGCTATCTGAGAATAATGCACCCTCTAAATTTGACTTAGTTATTTTTTTAGTTTGACTTGCGTCTATGTCAACAACTACCAAAAGATCGTTGGTCGCTACATCTAAGCCGTTTAACGGAGGTAAATCTGAAATTTTACTTTCTGCCATATATTATATTACACGTTTAATCATTTTGTTCTAGCAAAATAATAGATTCATCTTCTTGTAAAATAGGGAATTCTGTTTCTTTTAATAAACTTTTTGCAGTCTCAATTTTGTACGGATCAGATTCACAAGAATCTCCTGTTTCATTTGTTGCAATAGCGACAACATAATATTCAAATCCTGGGGCTAAATTACTAATTGAAATAGATGTTGATGTGAAAGTTTCCTCTCTAACTAAATTAGTTAAACTAATGCTGTTATAAATTTTCACATTATATTCATTTACCGAAGTTGCGTTGCTAGTCTTACTTTGAGAAAAAACAGGTATGATATTTATACTAGCTCCTGTTGTTCCACCTATATTTAATACGCTAAATCCAGGGGTGAACGGTTTGGTGAGTACTGTTTGTATATTCGAATCAAGAGAGGTGCCTTCATCATTAAAAGCCCTTACTCTATAGTAGTAGAGGGTGCCCGTTTTTAAATTTTTGACATCCAAAGAGTTTGATGAAGCTCCTGTAATTTCAAAATTTTCCAAATATACTTCTTGATTTTGATTGTTATTGGCTGTGACGAAACTATCGAAAGTTGATTCTTCGCTTAAATCTAAAAAGTAACCCAAGGCTCCTAATTGTGTGTTCCAGTTTATAGTGAAAGATGCTGCTGTGCTTGAGAATGTATTACCTGTCTCAGTGCAATCAATGATGTTATTTGACGCTGCTGTTGTAACTGGAGGGCCAGCTGTTAATGTCGTAGTTTGAGAACTTGATTGACCGCATGTCTCTCCATCTGTATTGTATGCTTCTACTTTAAAGTAATAAACATTTCCAGTTAGTCCTGAAACGGTCACCCGATTTGTAAAAACTTCGATACCATTATATGAGGATAGGATTGTTGAGAAGTCTGAGTATTCTGACAAATAGAATTTAAAGTAACTGGCTCCTTCGGGGTAAGACCAATTCGCTGTAAAGCCATCACTACGGATATCAGAAGATATTCTTGTTGTGGGTATTTCTGTTTGAGTATTAACTGAAATTTCTGAAGGCGATCCTTCTCCGCAATCATTGTATCCTATTATTTTAATATAATACTCTCTACCTTTTGATAGGTTGCATACTTCATGAGTATTATCTCCTGAACTGATGTTTTTGAAATTATAGTCAGTTATTGTATTAGAATATTCTGAATCCAAAGCTATATATAATTTATAACCATTTACTCCTGAGCTAGTGCCCCATGCTAAGTCTATGCAATCATCGCACCCCACTTCTGTAACTCTTAGATTTGAAACTTGATTTGGTAAAGTTGTTATATTGTCTACTGTTGAATAAGCGCCCTCTGAATCTTTATTTTTTGGCTTAATTCTAAAGTAGTACTGAGTGCCTCCTGATAGATTTGAAAATATTACTGAATTTGCAGTTGTTGAGTGCGAAGTATCAAACCCTTCGACAAAAGATGAAAAGGAAGAGGACGTAGATAAGTTTACTTCGTAAGAAGTGGCGTTCTCTGCTTGGCTCCAGGATAAAGTAAACCCAAAATCGCTGCCACTATAATTACAATCAGAGGTTTGAATATTTGAAACTGAAGAGGGGGCGGCAGAACTAGTAGTTACTGAGATTGCAGTTGATTTCAAACCTTCTCCGCAAGATTGATTGGATGCTGAAACTCTAACATAATAAGTAGAGTCTTGAGAAATTCCTGTGTTAAAAGTTGCGCTAGTTGAGCCAGTAGTCTTTGAATCGATAATAGAACTAAAGTTGGGGTTAGAGGATATTTCAACAATGTATTCGTTTGCAGAAGTAGAACTGCCCCAAGAAGTCGATATAGAAGAATCTGTTGAGGATGTAATAGATAAATTTTGCGGGCTAGCAGGTTTAGTTGTTACAGAAAGCTTCGTAGATTCTGAAGAAAGACCATATTCATTTCCAGCTTGCACTGAAACTTGATATTGGAATCCTTCTGATAAATTATTAAATTTTGTCGAGTTTTGGTATACATTTAAGAAAGTTGACAAAACTTCTCCTTTATAAAGATTAACTCGATAATAGTCAGCATCTGAAACATTAGCCCAATTTACCTCAAAACCTCCTGAGAAACAATTAACTTTTGAAAGTCCAGAAACAGAAGCTGCTAAAGATGCTGTAGTAAAATTTTGCTCATCAGAAGCTTGACTGGCCCCACACCCATTATTCTCCGCTTTTATATAAATAAAATATTTTTGACTAGAGTCTAGCCCGCTTATAGTTTGAGACAGTTCTGTTGTAACAATTTCTGTATAAGAGGCTGCTCCTTCTTTTTTGTAATAAATAATATATTTATTTGCGGATTGAATTAAGTTCCAAGAAAGAGAAACAGAATCGAATGTTATTGATCTAATGTTTAAATTAGGCGATGCTGGGAAAGTTAAGAAGTTATTAGGTGCAGAAAAAGCAGAATACCCATAGTTATTTTTTGACCTGACTTTATAAAAATATCTCTTGCCTGGATCTAAATTTGTTAAAACTTGACTTGTGGATGAGGTTAAAAATCCTTGATTGTAGCCTTGTTCGAATGACGAAAAATTTTGATCTTCTGATAGGACTAGATTGTATTCAGTTGCGTTTGAAGCTGCCGCCCATGACAATGTTATTCCAAAATATGTGCAAGATCCAGAAGATAAGCTTGATGGAATAGATGGCATGGACTCCGTTAAAACATTAACAGTGGAAGAATTTTGACTTAAGCCGCACCCTAAGTTTCTAGACCTAGAGCGAATATAATATCTCGTATTAGGGGATAGACCTATAATATTTAAAGACGAATCACTTGTTTTGTAAGATTGGAAATCAGTAATGAAATTAGAAAAATTAGATGTGGTTGAAATATCAATTTCATAAGAGATCACTGACTCTGGTTCAGATAAAGCAAGATCAAAACTTGTTGCGGTTACGTTTGATGTCGTGACTGAAGGGGCGGCGGGAAATGTTAAAATTGAACCTGGGTCTGAATATTCAGTAGATCCGTACTGGTTGTAGGCTTTTATTCTATAGTAATATTTTGTTCCTGGATCTAAATTACTAATAGTAATTGAAGTCGAAGAAGTGCGAAAACTGTTGTTATAGGAACCTACGAAAGAAGTAAAGTTAATGTCTTCAGACAAGTTAAATTCATATTCTGTAGAGCTCGCATCTGCTATCCATGATGCAGTGAATCCATAGTAAGAGCAATTTGATGGCGGATTTAATCCTTTGAGCGAAGATTTTGAAGGAGTAATTTGAGAAACAATTCCACTATATGGACTTTTGCCACAATCACCGTTAGATGATCTAACTCTAAAATAATACTCTGTTTTCTCTTGTAAGTTGCTTAATGAAATATTAGTTGTTGATAATTCAATTCCTGCGTAATTACTGATCAGGGGACTCATCGTCTCTGATTTTGACAGATCAAATATATATTTAATTCCACTACCTGCGGACGCCCAAGACACGTTAAATGAGTTAGGAGTTACTGCAGAAGTAGATAGACTAGTTGGCGTTGGAGGAGCTGTGCAGTCAGTTCCTGTTTCTGAGTTTTGAGATGCACCACAATCGTTAACAGCTCTAATTCTATATACGTAGTTTTGTCCAGCTGTTAGTCCTGTCACTTTTAAGTAATTTTCTTCAACTAATTTCGAATTATAACTTGTTAAGTTAGGGTTAAAGTTGTTTGATTCAAGTGACACATCAACCTCATAACTTTCTGCGCCGTCAACGTCATTCCATTTTAAAAGTATCGAATCTTGTTCGGTGGAGGGAGAGTCTATAATTAGCGGCGCAGGAGGTATTGTAACTTTGAATTTATCAAAAGAATAATCGCCTTCGCCTGTAGAATTGATTGCTCTAACTCTATACCAGTATTTTTTTCCAGCCAGCAAATTTGTTATATCATAACTATTGACTGAAGAATTTTTTGTCAAGCTGTATACTGGGAAACCATTTGCATCAACTGCGTTAGTATACTGTATTTGATAATCGGAGGCTCCAGTAATATTAGGCCATGATAGAGTAAAACCATAAAAGTCGCATTGAGAGGCTGATATATTTGTTACTTGTTCTGGTATTAAAGTTATTGTTTCTGGAGAGGTTCCTGATGTTTCTCCACAATCATTTTCCACATGAAGAACCACTGAGTATGTGCCGCCTTTCTCCAAGCCATTAACCTCCATTGATGTATAAGGAGTTTTTTTGCGATTATATCTACTTAATGCTGTTGAAGATCCTTGGCGGTATACTGAAACCATATACCCTTCATTTAGTTTAGACGCAGACCAAGTTAACATAAACTCAGTTTCTAGAACATTTCTAAAATTTATGTTTGTGGGTTTAGGCGCTCTACTTTTATTTACAAAAACTTGAGAATTAGAACTTATTCCAGAGTTGTTGACTGCTCTCACTCTTGAGTAAAAAATTGTGCCAGCGTCAAGCTCTTGTATTAAATAATTATTTGTATTAACGAGGTAAGAATCTAAGACAAGGTTATTAAAATTTGGATCGTCAGACAAATCTAAAAGATAATGGTTGACCCCTTTTGAAGAGGTCCAGTTCAGCCTAAATCCAAAACTAGGAGAGTCTTGACAGTCAGAAAAGCTAGTAATTTCTGGATCAGCAGGAATCGTGATAGTCTCAACAACATTAGACCATTGCGAATATTCTCCATATTCGTTTTTAGATCTTACTCTATAATAATAAACAGTGCCTGGTTCAAGGGCGCATAACTCATATGAATATGTAATTTGTAAGTTGCCGTTTCCTTGAAAGCGCATTTTATCTAACACTTTATTGTTGTTATTGAAATAAGGATCTTCTTTAGAAACATCAAGTTCATATTCATGGTCTATAACAAAGCCTTTCCAATTTAAGGTAAAGCAAGATTGAGTATGGCTTGTAGCTAATTTAGCTTGAGGTCTATATGCCTGAATAGTTGGCTCTCGACATTCTCTTTCAGGCTCAGGGCCAATTTCTACATCGTCCAGTTCTGCCGAAAGACTTCCAGAAATTACTGATTCATCAAGAAAATTATAATAGCCTTGATACGATAAAGAAATTTCTAACTGCTCATCTGCTGACGCGCTTATATTTTCGGATATAAGTCGTGCATTAGGAATATTATAAGAACCGATAGCTGATGTATTGTCAGAATTTTTAACTAAAATAAAAAGATCTTTTTTATGTGGGCTAGTTTCTTGTATTAAATAATCAAAAATATTTTTAGCTTCATAGTCATCAACATGTATCACTATTTCAGCATTAATTTCATATGGAGGAATAGTTTGTACTTCAACAGGCCTATCTCTTCCTACAACATAAATAGGCTCTCTTGGCGTAGAAAGCGAATAAGAAAATCTTTGAACACGGTTTGTTTCTGTGCCGAATCCTGATATATGTATTGAACCCTGGTCGGGAATTTGAATAATTTCATTTTCTTCTTCAGGGTATAAAATTGGAGTAGCTGACCTAGGGTGGTCTCCAGAGAGATTTTTCCATCCGTAATCAAGCCATTCTATAGCGTCTAGCTTCATCTTGTCTTGATCCCTGACTACACCAGTAGTTAGTATTCCAGTTTCAACGTATTGTTTAACTATGCCTGTTTCGGTATGATGTAAAGTTGTGTTATAATTTTTAACTTTATTCTTTTCTAATGTGCGAGATCTTCCTCCTATATTGCCATAAACAGCAATGTCGGCAGAAACTGAAGGTATAGCTCCTACGGCACAAGAAACAGAGTACTCTTGTAAGTAACCACTAACAAAATCAAAGCTAGTTCCGTTATAATAAATTCCACCATTGAACCCTATTTCACCAGTATAATTTAGAAGCGGATCTCTTGTGATTAAACTTCTTTCTATAGAAAAATTACCTTGCAGAGGTTCAGTGACTAAACTATCAAAATATCCGTGACCTAAAACATTGAGAGGTTCTTCGTTTATTTGGTAACCGCCATCTATCGCTGTAACGCCAGAGACTTCATAGTTATCTATAAAAAACTTTTGTTCGTAATTAAAAGTGCCTCCGTTCATTATGTATTATTTTTGAAGTATACCGCCTAGTCTTTGTTGATCTGTTATTACTTTAATTACAGCCTCTTCAATTTGTTTAGCGATATTATCAGCTTGGTCATTCACGCTGGTGTTTGTTCCGTTTGCTGTGCTTGAGTCGCTCCCTCCTTCATAGGAAGATGATGAGCCGCCTTTCGAGTCAACCGTAACATTAATATATACATCGCCAACGCCTCCACCCCCACTTGAGCCTCCTCCTGAAGGGGAAAACCCGCCGCCTCCTGATGATGGGCTTGATTGTACAGCTATTAATATTTGAGATAAAAGGTCATTTTGTATAGAGGCTTGTTCAACAAAATTTGAGCTATTCGAAACATTTGATACATTGGATGAATTGCGGACAGAAGAAGAGTTAGATCTAGATGAATTATTTATTTCCGTAGATTCAGATGTTTGGCTTTTGTCAATTACATTTTGTACGCTATTTGATATCTCTTGAGAAATAGTAGTATTTTGATTTTTAATTTCTTCTAAAATAGATTGTAGTATTGCCGACTGATTTGTATTCGCTTCACCTGATTCTCCAGTCGTTATATTGTTTGTTGTTTTTGATTCTATTGTTTCTTTAAGTGTCTGGGTTTCACTTCTGGTTGACTCAGCTGTTTCTCCTTGCGTAATTAATGTATCTAAGATTTGTTGCAATAATTCAGATTGAGAGTCCATATTACTTGCCGCAGGCATAGGTATGTTCTTACCTACAACGCCACCTTTATTCAATCTTTGAGCATTAATACTATTAAAAAATGAAAGGCCATGCTTTTTGACGGCATCTTTATTTACTACAAATTCACCTCCAGTTAGCAGAGCTGGCACTCTGTCCTCAGATTCCCCACTGGCTCTGATGACTTTTCCTCCAACAGCCATTTTTCTTTTCCCTAGCAATCTTTGGGATTGATAATTAGTATACGTTCCTGAATTAAAGCCAGCTTTAGTGGCAGTTTCACTACTCGAAAAGCCGCCGCCTGTAGAGAAGTTTGAAGCTGCCGAAAGTCCCATCATTCCTGTTCCTCCAGAATTCATCCAATTTGTTCCCTGCATATTTATCATATTGCCGACTGTATTTCCGCCTCCTATTCCTTGATTAAGGTTAGCTCCTTTAAATCCTCCAAAAAAACCTGTTCTTTGTGAGACAGCTCCCATAGAATTTACTTGGAAGCCACTTCCTTGAAAACGTGCATTTGTTGCGTTTTGACCTCTAGAGAATAAATTTTTAGTAAAACTTGTTGAGCCCCTTGTGTTTCCTCCTCCAGACCCTCCTGTCATTTGTATGTATGCTTGAGGATTGTTAATTCCGTTCATTGCAAATCTTGAGTTTGCTTTTGCAATATCAAAAGAGCCACCTTTACTGTAAAAGTCTCCAGAAGAAAAGCCTAGGTTGCCTGCAGCTGTATCTGTAAAGGAGCCAACTTGTGCTGGGCTAGGAGGGCCCATCATGTCGGGCGCCGACTTAATAGCTAAATTAGTAGCTTCCCCCTGGATTGCTACCGTATTTGAGGCTTTTGCCATTTGGGTACTTTGAACCGCACCTTGTACCGCTGACAAACCAGCGCTAATTGCCGCTCCTATCAATACCCCTTTAATGGCGTCTTTAATCGCTTTCTTTTTCTGTTCTCTGTATTTTCTTAAAGCTTCCACGTTTCTGTCGTAAGCGCCAACAGCATCGAGAGCTTGCTGCTTTGCTTGCATTACTTCATCTGCAACAGGGCCGCTAATTAAACCTAAACCAGAAAGACGAGAGCTCTCATCTTCTAGCTGCATATTTATTCCGCCTCCTGAGCTGGCTGGCATTGCTTGACCGTAATCATCAATAGCGCCTGTTGACTGTATAACATCTAGAGCTCCTGAGGTTCCTGTCTGCTTTGCGAAAGCCATTAAATTGTCTCGACCTTCGATATTGCCAGCTTCAAAAGTTCCAGCTTGGCCAAGAGATGAAATTAGGAAACCTCCTTCTCCTGTTTGATTTTCTAATTCTCTATTTGGGTCAGCGGGCCCAACTGTGCCTCCCTGGTTTCTTTGTTTGACTGTACCTGAATTTATTGATGTTAAAAAATCTTTGCCATATTTATTAACAGCAGACTTTCTAATAACATACTCTCCGCTATTTAGCATGGCAGGAACATCATCTTTTGTTCCACTACCACCGTAAACTTCACCTCCGCCACTCCTTCTAACAACCCCGCCTTTAGAAAAGGGGCTAAAGCCTGGACCCATTATAGAATTTATCCCAGTATTTACAACGCCTAAAATTTGATCAGAAAGCCTTCTCTGGATGGCTTGATTTAAAGTGTTTAAGAAAGAAAGGGCGACATCCTGAAAGGCTTCTTTCCAGGATTTTATACCCGCACCAGCTTCGGTTAGTGCCTTAGCCATGTTATCGGCAAATGTCCTAGGTAGATCCCTACCTATACTCTTGTAAAATCTAGTTTCACTTGTTTTGACATCATTATCATTAAGCGATACGCCACTCAAAAACATGTCTCTACGCGTCATGGGTCTCATTCCGCTTGCTCGCATTACCGCCTTGCCGTCTCTATTTTGCATATCGTATTGCATTTGCTGATCGAGGGCAAGATTCGCCGCTGCAGTTGTATCTCCTCGGGCTTTTGCTTCCATTATTGCACGATTAGCCTTTTGGGTATTGTCCGCTAATTGATTGAGTATGTTTCCTGCTTTTTTTGCGTTTTCTGATTGTTTGTCGATAGTTTTGATGTTATCTTCTATTGTCGCAGATTGTAGCTTTGTGGCATTACCTATTTGTACAATACTATCTCTGGAATTAACTATTTCTGTAGCGAGCTCTGGAAATTTATTATTTATAACTGTAAGTTCCTTTTCAAAATCTTCAAAGGAGTTTATAGTTTTTGGGTCTATACCTGTAGCTTGTTGAAAGCCTTCTTGATTTTTTATAAAGCGTGAGGTAGATTGATCAATTGCGTTTTGTATCTTCTCTCCAATTTCCCCTTCAGGGACTCGTAAAGCTGAAATTTGAGCTAAAAGATCAGACTCTGCTGAGATTGGAATCTGTGATTCAGCCGATACGGTAACTGTATTATTTTTGATTCCATTTGAAACAGCACTTTCAATTTTAGCTTGTGAGTTCGCGATCTCTTTTGTTAGCTGATTGATTTGCGCATCTATAGCAACTATTTTTTCAGTATTATCTGTTTGAGTGTTTGGCGCCGTGGAGGGCGCGCTTTGATCCCATTGGCCTGCATATGTTCCTCCTGGGCCTGTCATTAATTTATTACTTGAATTTAATTGCTGAGTGAATGGATTTGGCTGATTGAGCATTAAAAACCCATTATTATCAAATTGCAATCCAGACCAATCAGATTTTTGACTAGGGGCTCCTGAGTTATTTTGCAAATTTGCTCTTTCATTTTTTAAATTTTGGAGCTCTTGAGTTTTGCGATTTAAATCTTTTTGTTGTTGAATTTTTTTAGGATCTGATGGTCCCCCTTCAACAGGTTTAGGGCCAGTAGGTCCGTCCCCACCTAACTCATTAATAAGTCTGTCTATTGAGTCTGTTAATACTTGTATTCTTGCGTCGTTTTGAGATATTGTAGCTTTTAGACCTGAATTTGACTTAATAAGGGCGTCTTGCGCAATTTTAGTATTAAGGCTATTCATTACTTGCTTATCTAATTCAATCGTCAATTTTTCATTTAAGTATTTAAGCTGATTCTGTTCTATCTTTTTTCTTTTTTCGAGTTCTAATAACTGCTGTTTTACAGGATCTACGTTATCAAAGGGAGTCATATAACTTCTCTCGATATCTCCTTTCTCGCGTACTGCCCGTATATCTAAATCGCTTACTCTACTATCTAAGTTTGTTTTTTCAATTTGTAATAAATTATTTATTTGAGACCTTAGTGCGTTTTCTTTAGTCACATACTCTTTTGATTTCATAGAATTTTCAATAATTTCATTTTCTATTTTCAAGTTTGTTTCGAGCACAGATTGTCTTTCTTTCAAAGAGGCTACAAAATCAGTAATCGCTTGAGATGCATTACCAAAGGCTAATGATCCTGCTTCCAGACCTAACATTTTTTCTATTTTTTCTGGAGCCTCTAATAAAGTCATTAAGGTTTGTTCGTTAGCGTTTTCGATGTCTTTTTGAAATTGAGCAGCTTTTTCTGGAGTTATCTGATTGAATTCTGATTTTAATTGACTTAAAATGTCTGTTTGCACTTTTATTCTTGCTTCAGAAATAGCAACCGTTTTTTCATATAAATTTTTATCTTTTGCTTGCTGTTTTAAATTTTCTTCTTCGAGATTTAATCTTTTCGTGGTGGAAGCTGATAAGCCAATATAGTTGAGTTTAATTTTTTCTAAATCATTTTTAATTTTAATATCAGTTTCTAAAAAAGCTAAAGCGGTTTTACTCTTTAAGGCTGCTCTCTGCATAGACTTTTTAAGAGTTTGCATCTCTTTAAATGTATTAACCCCTTCTTTATATTTTTGTTCTAAAACTTGTTCTATTTTTTTACCTTCTCCAACAGATGCTCGAATTGCTTCATGTAAAGCTGTCAGGCCATCTTGATCTATAATGTCTTCTATAATATTGGTTATGTTTTCGAAGGCTGCGTCATCAATATCCCTGTCAAACCCTAACTCTTTTGTCATCATTTCAGCTCTTCCGTATGCACTAGTACTGCCTGTAGCTCTACTGGCTTGTATGGCTCTATTAGCTTGAGCTTCATCTAAGTTTGCGTTTCTTAAGGCTCCTCCCATTGCCTTAATTTGACTTTGTGACATAGAGTCTTTTCCGAAAAAGCTATCTAATCCAATTTCTTCGAGGAAACTGAGGCTGTCTACCTGTTCTTCGAATTTAACCATAGCTTCCATTATGGTAGCGTTATCGAGGTCTCGCTTGGAGAGGGATCTGAACTCTTTCATAACTGCATTTTGAGCTGATCTGTTTCCTCCTGCAGCCGCCATTGCTTCTCCGAATGTTTGGTTTTTCGAATTTAACCTACCAGAGCCAACATCTTTAAATATACTTTCTAGTTCTGCTTTAAAAGAGTCTCTACCTTTTGTTATGTCTAGATTTTGAAATTTAGTAATTGCGGCCTCTATCTCTCCGTATCGAGAAGAAGCATCTTGAGTGGCTTCAGTTAATTCTTCGACACTGAGCTTGACATCGGTCAAGCTCATCATTAAACCAGTGATGGCGCCACCTCCAGCGCCAATAGCTGTTCCTATTGCTGTGCCCACACCTGGAGCTATAGCTGTCCCAACGGTGCCCCCGAGCATAGCTCCTGTAGCTGTATATGAACCTATATTCGAACCTAAGTTCCCAAAAAATCTTTCGGTTCCTGTTTGTTGAGCTCGAGAGCGTCCGCCCATTAACATTGCAGTTCCTTGATCTATAAAGCCTCCTGCCATTGGAAGTCCTATCATCATACCAAAGCCATCCATAGATTGACCCACTCTCTGCATTCCGCTTGTGGCTCTTGGAAATCTTTCGGCAAATCTACCCCCCATGTTCATGACGCCTTGTCTTGCTCGACCCATCATGCCTATACTTTGCATTGGATTGCCAGCTTGTTCTCTAGCTTGTTGAATTTGCTTTAACGCTTCTTTTGCTGCATTTTTACCTAGGGCGGTTTTTTCTTTTTCAAATCCTAATTGTTTTAGGACTTCTTTAGTTTCTTCTTTTGTGGCGTCACTTTGAGCTAACCTAAGCATTACAGTTTCTTTTGTTAGCGTTCGCTGTTTGTCTATCGAGATTCCCCATCTCTTTAACATTTTTTGTAAATTTTCGCTAAGTCTTGTGCTCGAAGCTTCTATTTTGGCGAAATTGTTTACTACTTTACTACTGCCAAAGTCACCCCTTACCGCGGAGCGAGTAACGCCTCCTTCTTTTGCGAAATTTGGGACATCTCGCATTCCTCTTGGTTCATCTCTGGTATTGGTAACCGCAAGACCTAAAGGATTTCCTGAGTCTTTTAATTTACTGCTTTGATTAATCCTTATTTTTGAAAGAGGCAAACCAGCTTGCTGTTCTCTTTTTATTGCTTCTATCAATGGATGATCTTTCGCAAAGCTTGGGATAAATCCTGAGGCAGCTGTCTGACCTATTTGAGATAAATAATGTTGCCTATTATCATTAAAGATTTTTTTAGCCATACTGTCAAATGTCCCCTTTTCTGCAGAAGCTTTAAAATCCATTCGGGATATTGATGATGGTATTCCGAAAAGCTGCCGAACTTTATTCATTGTGCCAGGAGATTTAGATGTATTACTAAGGTTAACATCAAAATCGCCTTTACCTCTTTCTGCAGACATAGCACTATCTATTCCGTATGCTTGAGCCACAGCGGCTTCAAATGCAGCTCCAACAGCTGCTCCAACAGCCCCCTTACCACCAGGCGTTGATTCTAGTTTTTTCTTTATCGTTGACGAATTGACCCCTTGGGTGCCTGATGGTCTAATTGCGTTTGAGAACTGGGCAGATGATTTAAAAATATTTCTAGAAACACTATCTTCTAAATTATTTTCTTCGGGATTGGTTGTTGCGCCAGTGGATGGGCTTTTAGGCCCAGCAACATACAAATTAGATAAGCTATATGGATAGGTGTTGCTTCCCGATTTAAAGGTACCTATCCTAGTCTCTTCTCGTGCTGCAACTCTATTAATTTGAGGAATTAACGTGGCGTAACCAGTACCATCAATTTTCATTCTTCTAGCGTCATCCGCCTCTCGCCTCGCTTGTTTTGATGCTACCGCATTTGCATCTTTTATTTTTTTACCTCTCTGGGCCGCCATATAAATATCAGTTGGCATATTTTGCGCTCCTGCCATAGAAATTTCATTTCTGCCGATTCTATCTGTGAGGCCTTGTAGACGAGCTTCCTTTTCTTCGGGTTTGAGTCGGTCAAAGCCTTCTAGATATTTTTTCATGGTCATCTTCGAAAAATTAGGAATGAATCCTTTATTCGCATATGGATCAAGCCCATGCATGTCTAATGCTTTTTGACGATGATTCTTACCTGCTCTAGAGTCTAGCGGCGGATTTATGAAAGGATCTTGAAAGCCTGGAACTTTTTTAACTTTTTCAGCGGTGTTATATATGACCATTTGCCCACTTGGCATATCCATACTCTTGACAGAACCTGGAGCATAACCTCCTGCGATGGCGCCGCTTCTTTCTCTTTGCTTGGCATTAAAATTAGGTATGTATCCTGAAGAGCTTCTTCTTGCCCCTCGCTCAGGTATTATAAGATTTTCATTAGCTCCTATATTAACAGCTACTCTGGAAAGATGCTGGGCTAATTTTACCTGCTCTCTTTGAGCGGCAGTTTGTTTTACAATTAAATCTAAAATAACCTGTTCTTGCTGCCTTTTTGTTTGACCTTGCCCGATTAAAGATCCTACGACTTCGTGATTACTGCGTAATAGATTTAAAATACTTTCTTGTACTGCTTTCTGTTTTTGAGCTTCAGAAGTCATTCCCATGAAGTTCGCAATACTAGTTTGAGCAAATTTAGCTACATCTACAAAGAGCTTACCAACAAGACCTAAAATTAAAACAGCTCCTGGCCCAGAAATAATATTTCCTATTCCTTTTAGAAAACCGTTTGCGAAGTTACTACCTATAGAATCTCCGTCAAGCACATTTGAGATTCCATCTGCGAGTCCGTTTACCGCTTTGAGTATTTTTTCAATTCCTGGACCTACTGTGATTGACCCAATTTGTTCAGCTAGCTTCTGTAAACTTAAGCCTGTTTTGGTCAATAAAGCATCAAGCGTTTTATTTAATTGTTCATTTTTTTGTATAGCTTCATCTGTGGCGCCTGAAGATATTTGTATTGCTCTTGCTGTAATACTATTCTCTTTCCCTAAATCTCGCATTGCGGCTTTTAATGTATTGATCTGAAACATTCCACCAACTAATTGAGCGATGTTAGATTGTTGGGACTGAGATAAAGTGTCGTATGTTTTCGCTAAATTTTCAAGAATTTTAATTGCTGGAATAACATTACCCTGCATGTCTTTCACGGCTACTCCTAGCATTTCTAATTGTTCTATAGTTTGAGGTCGTTGTATTCTTGTAAAAATTGTTTTAAATGAGTTACCAATAACGGCGCCTCCTCTAGCGGTAATCTGCTGAGCCGCTGTAATAGCTCCTATTAATTGATCGATATTCATTCCTGCATCTTGCGCAACTGCAGAAGCTCTGGATAAGCCATCGATTAAATCTTCTGAGCTAACCGCAAATGCCATATCAACGGCAGCAAGTTTGTTCATTATATTCGCCGTAGTTAAGCCTGCTTCGCCGAAAGCATTGATTGCTGCAGTCAGACCTTTAACCGAGTCTGCCGCCTTCATGCCAGTCAATCTTGTTAAAACAAGAGCATCATTCGTGCGCTTTAGAGTTTCTTCCATAGATAAGCCCTGCCTCGCAAATTCTGTAGCAGCAGAAGCTACTGAGTCAAAACTTTGGGCTGTATTTTTGGCAATTTTAAACAAGCTATTACCAAATTTGTCTAGATTTTGAGCGCTTGTGCCCATTACTACATTGATATCAGCTAAAGCTTTTTCGACTTTAATTGTTTGTACAACTAATTGAGTAAAAGCATCTTTAACTGAATTAATAACTGCAACTGAAGCTCCGAAAGCTACAACACGAGCATTAGATGCCTCAATCGATTTAGTAAATTCATCTGCGGCTCCAGTAATTCTACCTAAGGGCTGGGTGAAAGAACGATCATCAACATTTATCTTTAAAGGCTTGCGATTAAACTGATCCATAGCCTTCTGGATGGATCTTTCTAACCCTACTTGTTCGACTGGAAGTTTAAAAGTACTCATTGCGTATGAGTATTTACACTAATATTACTCTTTTGGATTCGCTCCCATTAAGGCAATTAAATCATTCATATCTAGTGAACCGCCTTTTTTCTTTGCTTCTTCATAAAGAGAGACTTCTTTTACGCCTTTTTCTTTATCGACGCCCATGTATTCATAATCTTTTTCTGTGGCACCGAAGACTGTTGTGGCCCCCTTCTTGTCTTCATCTTTAGTTAATGTTTCTTTATTTTTTTCAGAAGAACTAGCAAAATCTAATAAAGCTAGAGGATCTTTTTTAATATGTTCAGGAATTTTATCATGCCTTTCAAGGATTGATTTAAATACTCTACTGTATACTATTAGCTTGATTTGATGCTGTGTTAAAAAACATACAGGTTTCCCGTAAAATTGAGTAGAGTCTTCACAGAACGGCATATAGGGAAAGAAAAATTCTTCTAAACAAATTTTTTGTATATTGTATTCTGATATTTCATTATGCCATTTATTATGAATATTTATAATCTCCGTCAATTCGTCTTTAGATATAATATCATATTCTTCATTCGAAAATAAATTTGTTTCAAGATTTTTATCTTTATAAAAACATTGTATTATATAATGGTCATTGACTCTTTCTTTGGCATATCTTTCTGCGGTCCTACCAAGCAATTCTTCTTTTTGATTTTCTTTTTCAATTAACTCATTTTGAACTTTTAAAATTCTGTTATTTTGTTCGTCAATTTGAGATTTAAGACCAATATTCTTTTTATTAGAAACTAAAGAATCAAGATATTTTTTCTTCTCTACAATATACGCTTCATCTTCTTCAGTCCAATCTCCCCCATCAATAATAAGTGATAAATTTTCAGACTCAGAAGGAACTCCTCTAGATTGTGCTTCTTGTAAATATTCGTCGTGAATGTCTTCAAGATCTACTTGATCGTGCGAATTAATATGTTTTATATATACATTATTATTTCTATATTTATCTTGAGAATAACCTCTTACAATATCCCTAAAGATTTTTCGTAAAAGATTTGAACTTTCACTCACTACATCAATTTATTAAGTTTTTTTTGTAGTTTTTTTGGTAGCTCTAGAAGCTTTTCGAGTGGTAGCTTTAGGTTTGGCTGTTGAAGATTCTTCAAGAATTTCTCGTGCATTTGACTCTTCTTCTAATTCTTCAGTAACTTCCTCAACATCTTCATTAAGATTATCAAATTCTGTTTTATCTGTACTACTGCTAAAAAACCAATAACTTACGAAAGTCGTTAATTTATTTTTAATATTATTAAAAATTTCAGATTTTCCCTGCTCGTCAAAAACGTAATACTGCTCTAGCTTCTCATCTGCAGAAACTCCTTCGAAAAGAGCTTTAGGAGCTTCTTCCGATTCCTCTTCTTTGAAGTAAGTTAAATTGACTACGTACCACATAATGACTTTATTTTGGGCTTTAGTGTCTGCTGTATGATTAAATAAGGAGGAGTAGGCTGTTTCTAAATTTACTATGCTAGTTCTAGTTTCAGTCAAATCCACTAAAACTTGCCTAATTAAAGACAGATCGTCTGCAGATTTATTTTCTTTACTTTGAAGCCTTTGATAATCTGTCTGGAGTTCTCCAACTCTTGCATAATGCTTATTAAGCTCGAGAGCATCGTCTTCGGTCATCATTCCTCCTAGGTCTGAGTATTTTTTTGAAAGCATGGCTTTTGTCAGAATGCCTTTTTTGATGCAGCGACTCATTTCAATACTGTATTCCATGTCAGCTTCTTCCATTTGTCTGCGGTTCGGCTGTTTAATGATAATCCTGTATCTTGTTGGAACTTCTACAGTTTTGGAGACAGTGAACTTTTCGGATTTTCCTGTTTCTTTATTTACCTCTGTTTTAGTTTCAGATATTTCTTTTGTTTGTTTTACTTCTGTGCTGAAGCTGTAGATTTCTTTATCACTCATAATATATTTTATTTTTTAAACTCAAAAATTAAATTAATTTTTTCAAATTCAGAATTATTTTTCCGAACCGATTCATTTCCCATGTCTAATACTTTTTTTCGAATAGATTGTAATTTTTCATAATCGAAGTAATCAGCCATATTAATTAACCCTTCATGTTCTTCGGGTAAGGAATGCTTGAGTTTTAAAAATATTCTCTGGTGCTCAGAGTGTAAATCCTCAACAATATTTAAAAATCTTTTAAACAGATCTTTAGTATGTTTTTCAATGTTTTCTTCTATTAATTGTTTTGGTTCCATAAGCCTTTCCTTTTACCTTAATTAAAATTACACGATTTTCTTTTAATGTGTAATAAAATATAATGGTAGGACTATTCTCAGAATCTGATAAAGATGAAATAAGGCAGAGCTTTAAGCTACTTCATGATACATTTGGTAGAGAGGTATTTATATATAAAGATGCTAAAAAAATAATTGTATCCTCTGACTCTACATTTAATTCTGTTTATGGATTAGCTAATAACGGAACTCAATCAGTTGAATATGAACCTGTTCAGCAGTCAATAAAAGCTAGGATAATATATGGTAAGCAGCAAAACGAATCAAATTTTCCTGGCACAAGCGTAAACGCAGAGTTATCCGAGGGAGAAGTAAAAATTACTGTAACAAAAGAAGATTATAATAATTTTGTTAAAGATGCTAAGCGGGCAGAAATCGATGGCGAGAAATTTATTTTTATAAGTGATCCAAGACCTCAAGGAATGTTTGGGCCTGATTATTATTCATTTATGCTAAGGAGAGCTCAATGATCAATCAAATATTGGCCAACAAAATAATTGAACAGCAATTAATGAAGCAACCTTCCGCTCTTAAGAGCCTGAGAGTTCATGCCTTAAGGGAAGTCGAAACAGAAATAAACATAATCAAAAAAGAAATGTTGTACGAATTTGAAAATCATCCAATCACTAGAGAAATAGAAATGGGGCCAAACGGGCAAAATATAAGCGGAACCTTGGGAGGCAAAGGTAATTTATTTACATTTATAGGTTTTGATAAAAATGATAAACCAACCCTTCCGATAAAAGAATACTTATTAAAAGTTAGTGTGGCTTATAAAAGAATGGAGAAAGGGCGTTTTATATTTGACATAACATACCCTTCTAAGGAAGAATTATTTTCAATAACTCCAATGCCTTGGGCCTCGGGCAGAAGCTGGTTAAAGGGTATAGAACTAGGCATGTCTGGATTAGGAATGTATTTACATAAATCAGGAGACCCTATCAGGGTTAGTCGCTCAGGGCAGGCTATACAAGTTAAGGGTAAAATTAGTCCTGGCAAGTTTACAAATACATCATATATTTCTAAAATAATTAATAACTTTACGGCAAAAATACAAAAATTATGAAGATATCATATCAGCATGAAGTGACTACAAGTTTTGTTTTATGGTTTGATAATTTTTTATTATCGAAAGGAGAAGCTTTTAAAAACTTAACAAGTTCTTTTTATTATCAAAACGACAGTAGGTTTCCTGACAATAAAATATATGCATCTCCGCATAAACAATGGGTTACCGATTCCAGTATTCCTGGAGCCAATATAGCTAACGGTATTTATAATGATGGTGTTTTTATACCTAGAGGTAGCAATGGTTTAAAATTAGATTTTGAAAACGGGCGAGCTATATTAAACTCTGGTTTTTCTAGCTCTGCAAATATAACAGGGTCTTTTGCTTTAAAGGATTTTAATATATATGTCACAGATCAAAATGAAGAAGATCTAATTATAGAAAGTAATTTAAAAATAAACAGTAGATTTTTTAGAGAAAATGCAGGGATACCTCCTTATGATCATGTAGTTCCAGCTATTTTTATATCTAATGAAGGCTCCAAGAATGATCCTTTTGCGTTTGGTGGGGAGGACAAGACAACCACATACTTCAAAGCTGCAGTTATAGCTGAGAATCTGTATATGCTTGACGGCGTCCTTTCTATTTTTAACGATTCAAGTAGAACTATATTCAGCAAGATACCTTTTGAGGATCACCCGATAACAGAATTTGGAGATATAAAACCACGATCTAGGAGGGCTGTTTTTGATATTGGGCGTCGAACTCTTAGGGGTCACAATGATTTTGGGCAATCTATCTCGAATAATTTTCAGAACACGGGAAATATGACAATAGATATAAGGAGTACTAGCCCTTATTTTTCAAATTACAATAATTTAAAATTAAACTGGTTAGCAGGCGGGGGTAATTTTAGTTTCAGTACTAGCGGAGCTACTTTGATATTGAATGTTCCAATGGTGACAGGCGTTGGAGTTAGTAATTTACGTTATTATCCCGCAGTCGGGGTAGTGAGGGATTGGTTAAATACTCAAGTTGGTATTTCGGCAACTTTTAGTTCTGCCGTAGATCCCAATAAGAGTGGGCTACAGATACAAACAGGCCATCCTGAGACACCAATAACAAAACCCATACAGGAGGCAGAATTTTATTATAACTATAAAGAGTTGGCTGAAGAAACTAAACAAGACTATTTTTTAATAGAATCTGTATCATGTTCTAGAATGTCAGATAATTTAAGAAAAGTTGTATTGGATAATTTATTTGTAGGTTTTATTGATTTTGAAGTGGCCCAAACTAGATTCCCTAGATTATAAAAAATTTTAAATTAATAACTAATTAAATTAAATAAAATTTAAGAATCTTACAGGAAAGATAAATAAAAATTTCCCAAAAAACAAAAAAAAATGTAATCGACCATATCATCTAATATTTTTTTATTATGGCTAGAAACAGAGTTATATACCAAAGTGAAGCGTTATTCGTCAGTCCAAATTCTACGGGCTATCATTTTTCTGGAGGCAATTCAGCAGGAATTTCGATGGCTGGTGACATTCTTGGAGTAGGAGGAACGCATGTAAGAGATTCGGGCAATATGGTGTCCCAGTTAAGTCGGGTACAGAGTGCGAATTATAGTTTTACAATTAATAGGACTGATATCAATGAATTTGGAAGATTGGCGCGTATCGACGCTTTGATTACCGAATCTCCAACGGTATCTTTAGACTTTACATATTATCCAATCGACGGAAAGAACGAAGCATTGCTTAAGTTCGAAACCGATGGTACGACCAACTGCATTAAGAATCACCTTAATGATACTGTTGGTTCAAACTTTTTTATTCAAACAACCGCAGAAGGTACTGACGTTGCTGGCAACAATGATGCTGATAGCACAAAAACTACAATTGGTTTAGGAAACGGATTCTTGTCTGATTATACATTTGATGCTTCTGTCGGAAGTATTCCTACGGCCAGTGTTACAATTGAAGGTTTCAACATGAAGGCCGATCAAGGGGTCACAGGTAATAGTATTCCAGCAGTTACTCTTGAGGATGGAAGTCCTATTGATGAAATTCAGTATAGCTTGCCTTCTGGCAGTACTGGAGATCATGGTTTAGCAGCGCTTCGTCCTGGTGATTTAAAGCTTCTTTTCCCTTCAGATTCTGCTTTAATTACTAACACATCTGGAGAAAATGGCGGAACTGCGGCTCACGTTCAAAGTGTTAGCTTTAACATCCCGATGTCAAGAACTCCAATTGAAAGACTAGGTAGTGTATTCCCTTATGTTCGTGTGCCTGATGTGCCATTGAATGCAAGTTTTACAATCAATGCTTTAGTCGCAGACATTGGAACTGGTAATCTTGCCGTCTTGATTGATAATGAACAAAAGCAAGAACTAACTGTAGAAATGACAAATCCAGCAGATAATGGCAAGACTATGTCATTTACTATCAAAGGAGCCTTACTAGACTCAGAGTCATTTAGTTCAGATATCGGAGGCAACAAAACTGTAGACATGACCTTCACGACCCAGGTAGGTGGTCCAGAGGATACTGAAAACGGTGTTTTCATATCAGGCATGTATGATACTAGTTATCTTCCTGACTATAGTAGCGTCACGGAAGAGCCTTAATTTAGAGATGTAATCTCTTAACTATAAAAACACCCCGAAAGGGGTGTTTTTTTATTGTGTAAATATATGTGTGAAAGGTAAAGTATCATATGAATCAGCTGGCATATTAATCGGGCCATCTCCTGCTTTTGCTCCTCATACTGGTGAGGAAAATTATTGTATGATGGATCAAATTAACAGAGTGCAGGATGCTAGTTTTAATTTTTCTATAGAAAGGCAAGATATAAAACAAATTAATTCTTTCACAATGGCTGACAGAAAAATAGTTTCTCAGCCAGAAGTTAATTTGAGTTTTTCTTATTTATTAACAAATTCATTCAACGAAAGAAAATTTGGATTTCATATTAGCGATGAAGAAAACTATTCTGCTATAAAAAATTTTTATGATAAAACTACAGAAGATAGAAATTTATTTTTTTTAATAACAAATCGAGAGGGTAGGCATTTAGAGTTTGCCACTAATGTATATGAAGAAGCTTATAGAGATGAAACTTTTACAGCCTCTATTGGCGCAGCTACTCAAAATAAGGAGATTGATGCTGATGTAAAAATGTATGATTTCAAAGATTATGATATCATTGGGTTCGGGAACAGTTTCCTAACAAATTATTCCGTTTCAGCTGCTATAGGCTCTTACCCTTCAGCTAGCGTTGATTGGTCTTGTTGTAACATGAAGTTCGATAAGCAAGATGAATCTGAAAATATCACAAGAGGAATATCAAGTTCGCAAACTTTTACAGGTTGTCTTTCTAATATAGTTAAGCAAGGAGGGCAGGAAATGGCGGGCCCTGAATCACTAGGCCAAGAAGTTATCATTTATAATAATGCAGTTAATGATGGAAGTCAAACATATTTTTTTGATAAAGAAGATAACGCTTTAGTTTTAATACATCCAGATTGCGTAAGAAAAAGAGGTAAATGTAATAATTTAATAGATCCAGAAAAGTTCTCATTTGAATATGATGTTTCTTTGCCTGTTTCTCTAAATAGGGATCAGTTTGATAGATCTGAAAAAGAAAGGCATTTTAGGGTGGAGGTAGATCTGGATATAGGAGTATTTGATGAAGAGGGTGCTTTTATTCAAGATGCAGATTTCACTTTATCTGATGTAGAGGTTTTTTTAGTGAAAGAAAATGAGTCAGGAAAAATCAAGAAACTAATACATGAATATGGGCAAGGTTATGGATACAAAAAATTTAGGGTTAGAAACGTAGAAAATCAAATAAAAATCTTTTGGGATGATCATGACGCTGGTCATCTTGACTTGAGTGCGTTTATGGATAGTGATGTAAAAGCTACTTGGTCTTTACATATATCTTCTTTTGCTGGCGGAAGATTAAATGAATTTAATGTTTCAGCTGTGGTTCCAATATATCATGATATACCAGCCATCAATAGACAAACTGGCGATATTGCGAATAGGCCGAAGTACAATATTATAGCTAATGATTTTATTTATCCAGAACATATAAACGCGCTATTGCCAGGAGATGTCGTTTTAGAGTTGGAAAATCCTAATGTAGGTGGTACTAAATTATTAAATGATGATAATAGTGTTAATATTCAGTCTTTCCAGATGGAGATACCTCTTGCTAGGGAAAATTTATTTAAATTAGGATCTAGATATGTTTGCGATAGAAAATTATTATTTCCACAATTGCCAACTATCTCTATAACATTAATTGTTGATAAATTACTACAAGGAGAGTTGCATCAAATATTTAATAGAGATAAAAAATATAATTTTAATATTAAATTAAAGAAAAATTTTGAAAAAGCTAACGCCAAACCAGGAAGCCCGCATTATATTGAGAACGAAAAAATATATGAATCAGATTACTCAAAACCTTTAGTTGAGGGCAATTGCGATAATTCGAATAAGGCTGGAGATTGGGTGGGAACAGAAGTTACTAAAGGTAGATATTATAAAAATTTACGACATGAAGATGGTTGGATTTATTATTCAGAAGATGACTCTCAGAGAAGAATTTCAGTTAACTATATGGGTACAATTTTTAAAATAATGGATCCAGAAGATCAAGTCGCCCCTTTTCTCTTAGTGACAAAACAAGATATTCCTGCGAACTATAGAATGAGAATTTTAAAGAGCGGTGAATATGCACAAGCTATATCCAAACAGGATGGTATTTACAAAAGGAAAAGCGGTAAATATATAGGATCAATTAAAGATGAAGCAGCTGATAAAAATGCATGCGAAGATCGAGAAGTTTATTTCGGGATAGATCGATATGAAGACCCAAGGTATTTTGGGAACGAAAATGAAGAATCAATTAGAGAGGATTTTATAATATACAAAATAAGAGGAGCGAAATTAGTTTCTCAGGATTACGCTTTAGGCTTGTCTGATATGATGGAGTGTAGTTTGAGTTTTGATTTCGAGATATCGCCCGAATTTGGATTTCATATACAAGGAGCGGGAGAACCTATATCTCAAGAGCATAACTTTTTAATATTTCAAGAAGATTCACCTTTTATGATTACTATGGAAGATTCCGACTTACCTATTTCTTTAAGGGGCTAAAATAGTGTAATTTTAGAAAATGGCAGGAAATAGAAAAATATCTCAACTATCAACATATTCTGGGTATGTTGCGCCTAAAGATTTATTTATAACTGCTACCCAGAGTACTCCAGTAAGGAATAAACAAATATCATTTTATGATGGTGGTCCAGATGGTGATAATTTAATATCTAGTATTCAGAAAGCAGGTAATTTTGTATCTACAACTGGAGTTGAGCAAATACATGGAGATAAATATTTTAGGAATAATATAGATGTAAGAAGAAATGTAATAATTCATGGAGAAGATGATCCAGGAGAACATTCTGAAGATGCTTTATATGTATATGGTAATATAATTAATTCTGGAATAGATGTTTTAACATATGAGTCTAGTGATAATTTATGTATTGATATTCCAGTTGGAAATGTATCTCAGATTAATTCTAGAGGAGTTAGTAATTCATTTAATGTAGATGGTCACTTAGGAGTATATCCTGCTCGAGTTGATGATCAAAGCATATTCAACTATTACCCTATAGAAAAAGTACAAGTATTTTTTGAAATAGCTGAATATAAAAACGATGATTTTATAAGAGTTTGGTCAGGAGTTAACCCTGTTACATTTGATACTGATCCTATTCATTATCAAACTAAAACTCCTGGATTAATAGATTCTACCGATGGTGCCGTAGGCTATCCACAACAAGAAATAGATTTTAAAGAAAAAAGTAATGTTGACGGATTATTTATAAAAATAACTTCTCCTGAAGGTACTGAATCTGAAGTTTATAATCATTTTCAAGGGTTAGATTATCAAAGAGATCATGCAGTGTTTAAAGATGAACAGGGAGTTGGAACTTGGAAGTTAACTTTGATAGATGAGTGTGGAGATGTTATTGATGGCCAACTTAAAAAATGGTGGATAAAAATACATAGACGACTTGGCATTACTGAATTAGGGCATAACAATGACACAACAGGCATTGATGCAATAAATATTGGTCAAAGTAACTCAAACTATGCTGAGTCGGGATCTATATATGGAAGAGAAAATATTAATTCGGGTTATAACGCTTTTGTTGTTGGGGACTCAAATAAGCATACGGCTTTGGCTAGAATCTCAGACACATTTGGAAGAGGGAATCATATTGATACAACTGGTGCAAGTACTTTTGGTAGTGGCAATTTTGTGACAGGAGAGTACTCTTCTACTGTAGGTTACGGCAACGACATTACTATTTCTGGAGTAAGAGCTCATACGATTGGTATGGAAAACGTAGCCAACGCAGAAGATTCTGTGATGGTTGGTAGCGGTAACGAAAACAACGCTGCTGACAGCATGACGGTAGGTTACGGAAACTTGAACGAGGATGACGCTGATGGTTCACATGTATTTGGTAGAATAAACACCTCCGATTCATTTAGAGCAACTACGGTTGGTAGTGGTAACTTTGTAAGCGGAGACTATGCGTCAACTGTA